AAATTAAGGGGCTTCGGCCCCTTTTTTACTTGCTTTATATATAAAATGTAGTATTATTGCCATATCCGGGTATATCCGGTTTATTAGACTGTCCCGGCAGACGCATATAAGGCTAATAAACTTAACTCTATATGGAGAAATTCAAATGGCTAATACAACCTTTTCGGGCCCAGTCACGTCAACCAACGGTTTCATCACAGGTACGGGCGTTAATTCAACAGTTACAGCATCAACACTAGCAGTTACATCAGCAGACTACAATGGTCAAATTATTGGCTTAAGTCGTGCAGCTGGTATTACAGCTACTCTTCCAGCAGCTACAGGTACAAATTCTGTATATACATTTTTGATTACAACAACAGTTACATCTAATAGTTACAAAATTCAAGTTGCTAACGCAACAGATGTAATTAGCGGTACATTAAATGTTGCAGGTACTACAGGTACTCCATTTGGTACTCTTCCAGCTTCTGACACTATTACTATGAATGGTACAACTACAGGTGGCGTTGCAGGTTCATTTGTTCGATTACAAGACGTTGCTTCAGGTATCTTTGTTATTACTGGCGGCGGTCTTATCGGCTCTGGCACTGTAGCTACACCATTTAGCGCAGCTGTTTAATTAATCACTGGGGGCACTTAGCCCCCTCACTAAATAAAGGAGATTAATTATGAGTATGCAATATGATGTAAAACAAGCCCATTTAAATTCAAGCGGTTATTTTGTAAAATATCCTGTACGTGTCAAAGGCGTGTCATTTGCAGGTGCAGCTTCTGCTGGGTATATAACTTTATTTGATACTTCCTCAACACCTGTTTCATCAAGTGTAACTTACGCACAATCAGGTACAACTGTAACAGTAACTAAAACAGCTCATGGTTTAAGTACAGGTGATATTATAGGTATTCATTTTTTATCAAATTCTGGCGTTTCAGCTACTGATGGTACTTATAGTATTACTAGAACAAGTGCTGATGCATTTACTCTAACTGATATTAACTCACGTACTATTACTAGCACTTCAGCTGTATATGCTGTTGGTAAATGGTTACTTACTTATGAAACCGTAGCTACTGATATATTTACCAACGTTCCTTTCCTTCCAGGTGAGGGTATACGAGCTGAAACAGGTGTGTATGCTGAAATGTCAAATATGGATGCAGCACAAATAATATATGGCTAGTAAGAAAAAAGGTCCGAGCTTAGCAGTTGGACGTGGTGAGAAACTTCCTGTATCGAAAGGTGCAGGGCTCACGGCTAAAGGTCGTGCAAAATATAACGCAGCTACTGGGTCAAACCTCAAGGCTCCTCAACCACAAGGTGGACCTCGTAAGAAGTCATTTTGTGCTAGGATGTCAGGTATGCCCGGTCCGATGAAAGACGAAAAAGGTAGACCTACTAGGAAAGCCGCGTCACTTAAAAGATGGAATTGTAAATGAGCGCAGAACGAGAAGTTATAGAGCACGGTGTTGAAATTAAACATATTCAGACTGATGTGGATAGAATTATGGAAGATATGGATCAGTTAAAAGCGCGTCTAGATGGGATTGAAAAAACACTAGAAGAAATAAAAGGCGGCTGGAAAGTATTTATTGCTATTGCTACTATTATTTCAGGCGTTATAAGCTGGATGGTGACTCATTGGCTAGGAAAATAATATGAAAGCTTTTATAGACAGAATATTTAATAAAAGGAAACAAGATGATAAACAAATTAAAGAATCAATTACAACTGAAACTAAAGCAACTGAAGCAATGGTTGAAGCTATTATTAAAGAAGTAAAACAAGAACAGGTAATTACGTATCCAAAACCTAATCATTTCCCAGATTGTAATTGTAATAAATGTATGAGATGGAAAAAACAAAATGCCTAGTAAATCTAAAGCACAAAGAAATTTAATGGCGGCTGCAGCTCACAATCCTGCATTTGCTAAAAAAGTAGGGGTTCCTGTGTCAGTGGCACAAGAGTATAATCAAGCAGATAAAGGTAAGAAATTTAAAGGAGGCGGTATGGCTAAATCAGATATGAAAGAAGATACAAAAATGGACATGGCTCAAGACAAGGCTATGATCAAAAAAGCAATGAAGCAACACGATATGCAAGAACACAAAGGTGGTAAAGGTACTAAACTAGCCCTTAAAAAAGGCGGTATGGCTAAAGGCTGTGGTTATGCTTCTGGCGGTAAAGTATCTCAACTAGCTAAAGCTAACGGTATTGCTGTTCGTGGTAAAACAAAAGGAAGGAATGTTTAATCATGGCTGATAAAGATAAACAACCAAAACAAGCAGATTTTGATAAAGCTTGGGAAAATATGAAAGCGGGTAAAACAATGCCTACTGAAAATGATATGGGTCCATTACCTACACCTGAGCCTAAAAAAGAAACTGTTAAACCAGTTAAAAAAATGGCTTCAGGCGGTAAAGTATCCCAATTAGCAAAAGCTAACGGCATTGCTGTTCGTGGTAAATCAAGAGGAAAAATCTGCTAATGAGACCTTCACGTGGTATGGGTGCTATAAAGAAAACTAAGATTCCTAGTGCTACTGAAAACACTATGCCAAAAGGCAAAGTTAAAGCACGTCGTGATAACACAGACTTTACTCAGTTTAAAGAAGGTGGCCCTGTAGGACTTTATGCAAACATGAATGCGCGAAAGAAAAAAGGCATATCACGTCCTAAATCAAAGTCCACAATTGCCCCTAAAGCTTATGCAAATATGAAAAAAGGATTTCCTAAATAATGGTTGATAGAACCTCAGGTATAAGTACCTTTAATTTAGATTTAAATAACTTAGTTGAAGATGCGTTTGAACGTTGTGGTCAAGAGTTACGTACTGGGTACGACTTAAGAACTGCAAGACGTTCACTTAATATTATGACGGCTGAATGGGCCAATCGTGGTATTAACTTGTGGACTGTAGAGCCTGGTCAAATTGCATTAAACCAAAATCAGATTATGTATGCATTACCTACTGATACAGTAGATTTGCTTGATATGGTGACGCGTACTGGAACTGGAGCAAATCAACAAGATATTAATATTAGTCGTATTAGTGAGTCAACATATATTACAATACCTAATAAAAACGCAACGGGTCGTCCAATCCAAGTGTGGATTAATAGACAAAGTGGCCAAGAAAGCCCTACTCAGATTTTATTAGCTGAAACGTTAACTGCAACTGCTTCCACTGCAGCAAACCCAGAAACAATTACTTTAAGTTCTACAGTTGGCTTAGCTCAATTTGGTTTTATTAAGATTGGCGCTGAAACCATTCAATATGGTGGCGTAAGTGGTAGTAATTTAACTGGATGTATAAGAGCTGTTAATAATACAGTATTAGATACACACGCAATTGGGGATAAGATTTATGTTCAAAACTTACCTACAGTTAATATATGGCCAGCTCCAGAACAAAGTAGTTTTTATCAATTTGTTTATTACAGATTAAGACGCATACAAGATGCAGGTACAGGTGTGACTGTAGAAGATATACCCTTTAGATTTATTCCTTGCATGGTAGCTGGGTTAGCTTATTATTTAAGTCTTAAACTACCAGGTGCTGAAATGAGAATTGAAATGTTAAAAGCCGCATATGAAGAAGCATTTCAATTAGCAGCGGATGAGGATAGAGAAAAAGCATCTATTAGGTTTGTGCCTAGAGACTCTTTCTACTATATGTAGGGTAATTAAATGCCAAGTAAATACGCAAGTGGTAAGAATGCTATATCACAGTGTGATCGCTGTAATTTTAGATTTAAACTAAGTCAACTAAGACGCTTAGTAATTAAGACAAAAAATGTTAATATACTGGTGTGTCAAGAATGTTGGGAACCGGATCAGCCACAATTATCACTAGGTTTATACCCAGTTAATGATCCGCAAGCAATAAGAAATCCAAGACCTGATAGTCCTAGTTATTACCAATCAGGTTTAAATGGGCTTCAAACTATAATTCAAACAGGTCCAGCTACATCTGAAACAGGTGTTCCAATGGGCGGTAGCAGAATCATTCAGTGGGGCTGGCAGCCAGTAGGTGGTGCTAGTTTCTTTGATGCGGCATTAACACCAAATTATTTAGTTGCAACAGGTGTAGTAGCAAGTGTAACAGTAACAACAACATAAGGAGAAGTAACATGGCATTCAGATCATCAGCTGACGGTATTACTAAACAAGGTAAAACTAAAGGTAAAAATTTAGGGGATTCAGGTCCAAATGTAGCTATTCAAACAGGTCCTAAACATGCAGGTTCTAAAGGTGGTAAAAAGAACATCGACATGAAAACTATGGGTCGCGGTATGGCTAAAGTTGCAGCACAAAAAAAGGGGTAATAAAATGGCTAAAAATGACTTTCCAAAACCAACACCAGCGGAAGCCTATCCATTAGGTCACGCTAAAGAAAACAAAGACGCTAGTGAATATACGGGTTTTAAATATCCATCAGGCGGTACTGGTGACGACATTGGTATCTATAAACAACCGATGCCTAATCCAAATGGCACTGATATTGGCTTTTCTCAAGACCCTAATAAGTTAAAAGCTCAAGACCTCAATCAAAGTACTGGCAGACAACGCGTTAGTGCTGGAGATCCAGGTTCTAAAGTTATTAATAGACATGGTGAAAAAACTATGCGTGGATATGGCGCAGCGACTAAGGGTATTAAAACAAGAGGCCCAATGGCGTAATAAATGAATTACACCCAGTTAGTTACAGAAATACAAAGTTATGCAGAGGATACGTTTCAAACAGCGGATATAAATACGTTTATAACCCAAGCTGAACAACGTATCTATAACTCTGTACAACTTCCTGCGTTACGTAAAAATGTAACCGGTACGACTACGGCGGGTAATAAGTATTTAGCTATGCCTACTAATTGGTTAGCTACGTTTAGCTTAGCTGTTATTAATTCTGCTAATGAGTACACATATCTTTTAAACAAGGATGTTAACTTTATTAGACAGTCTTATCCAGATACGGATTCTGACTTTTATGGAACACCTGCATATTATGCAGTATTTGATAGTTCAGCGTTTATTATGGGGCCTACACCAGACGCTTCATATAACATTGAGTTACACTACTTTTATTATCCTGAGTCTATTACAACGACTACATCAGGTACTACTTGGTTAGGTGATAACTTTAGCTCTACTTTATTATATGGGTCATTATTAGAAGCTTATACCTACATGAAAGGTGAAGCAGATGTACTAGCTCAATACCAAAAACGATATGACGAAGCTATGGTATTATTGAAACAGCTTGCAGATGGTAAAGATAGACAAGATGCATATAGGAGTGGGCAAGTAAGATACCCAGTTAGATAATGTCAATAGGACAAACACAAACTACAGTATTTAAACTTAATTTATTAAAGGCTCTAGAGAACTTTAATGTAGGTACTCCTTATACATACAAAATTGCTTTATATACTGCGAATGCTACGTTAAATGAAACTACTACTGCATATACCACAGAAGGTGAAATAACAGGTACAGGATATACTGCAGGAGGCAAGACTTTAACTATAACAGGGTTAGGAAGTGATACGACTAATAATACAGCTTATGTGTCGTTCGTAGATGTAACTTGGAGCCCTGCAAATTTTACTACTGCTGGAGCTTTAATATATAATAGCACTACAAATGCGGCTGTTTGTATATTGAATTTTGGTAGTGATAAAACGGCAACAAGCACATTTACAATAACGTTTCCATCAGCAACTTCAACCACTGCTGTATTAAGAATTAATTAAGGAGAAATCATGCATAAAGAACAACAAGGCTTCGGTGATTCAGCCATTGCCACATTAAACACAAATGCTATTTCTGCAGAAGATATGGGTGTGCATGGCCACTACCACGTAGTTTGCAAAGATAAAGCAGGTAATTTAAAATGGGAAGAAAAGTTTCCTAATCTAGTTGTAGCTGTAGGTAAACAATTGATG